AACCGTCACAGTAGATCATAGAGGTCCAGTAGAACTAACTTTAATTGATATTCTCTCTGGTATTAGGTCTGCTTGTACTTATGTTGGTGCAAGTAAACTCAAAGATTTATCTAAATGTGCAACATTCGTAAGGGTAAATAATACACACAATACTGTATTTAATGGTTGACACCACAGTCAGGTTGCGATAATATGGTTATATAAAAGGAGATCACAATGAATCAGTTTATGAGTAATCTACTAGAAGCAATCGGAACTGAAGTATCTGGTTCCCACGGGGATAAACCTTTTCTTGGTCGTATCGTAGATTCGAAACCCAAGAGAGATTTTAGCAGATGCGGCAAGTGGTTTGGAAAAGATATTCAAATTACTGTCGCGTGTGAAGACACTAATGAGTTATTTTTTATTGACGGTATCGCTCTACTGAATGGTAAAGATTCATCATTCTCTAATCTTCACGTTTATTTCTAAGGAGTAGAAATGACCTACATAGATACAAAGGTATATGAAATTTGTGCGGATGGTAAATTTTTAACTACCATCCGTGAAATTAGTGAATTTTGTGCTATCAATAAATTCAAAAACATGTATACATGTCCAGATGGTAAAATCACAGCAACATTATGGGAACCTAAAACATGAAATTTTCTGAACTAGAATTTGCGCCCATGTCACATGGCGGCAATCAAGCAATATTATATTTTGGTAGAAACTACGGTCTTTCTATTATAGATAATGGGTACGGTAGAGAAAGTGATCTGTATGAGGTCGGTACGTTGTTTGAGAAACAACTCGCCAATGTTTTACCATCACATACAGGTGATGATACGGTTGTAGGTAATTGTACTGAAGCGCATGTTGAAATGATTATCGAAGCAATGGAAAGAAAATCAGCATTATAAAAGGAATTATGTATGGGACTAGAAAACGAAAACTATGTATGGGAACCAGTTAAGCATATTGATAATGTGCGAATACAAATTCTACAAGAGGAAATAGAGTATTATAAAACACTCATTGAACCTCAAGATTGTGGATTTATTCATACGACAATAAATTTTTTAGAACAAAGAATAGAAAATCTTGCTGGTAAAAAGAAGGAATTTCCCTTCAAGTAACAGCAATTTTTACGGTATATTTTTTATAATTATTTAAAACTTTAAGGTATTTTATGTCAACATATAAGACCCGTTTATCTGACTCTATCGATATTATTAAAACTTTTGATAAAAATATTTGGAATAATCTTTCTGTAGAGAATAAAGATTGTAATAGTTCGACTGCAACTATTGTTGTTAGGTCTAATGATCGTCTTGTGGATAGAGGTTGTATATTAAACAACTTAGTTCAAGCAGGATATAATGCAAAGGTCAAGTCTAAGTCTGGGCAAGGTGTTGACCCAATATTCATTGAGGGTTTTAATAACCTTCATAGTAGACTAATTATTCTAATAAAACCTCTGGGTGGTGGCATGGGAGAAACGACTCTAAATGCATCTATTACAGAATTGTTTCCAGCAATTTGCTATGAACTAAACCATAATCCAGAGACAAATATATTAGAATTTTATGATTGGTTACTTAAAGTTAAAGTTGATGAATTGAAGTGCGTCAATCCAAAAGATGTACTCGCTGCTAAAGACACCATAGTCAAAGCAAAAAACTCTACAAAATTTACCGAAAAAATGATGAACGCTATCGGAGTTTATAAATATCTCAAAGAAGAGGGAAATAATAAACCTATCCACCAAGTCCACTGGGGATATAGGGCAAAACCAAATGGAGTTGATCCTAACCATCCTGGAGATATATTTTTAGAGTTTATGGACGGTTCCATACTAGGTGTATCTATTAAAGCAGGAGGAATTAATACTAAAGAACCTAAATTAAACACTTATGTCAATCCTATATTTACGGCATTTAAACAACATAAGAGAGTTTCTGCCTTGCGACGAAAACTTCATACGCAAGTCTATTCCAATATATTAGGGATGCCACCCTCTGGTTCATATGATAAATCCAAAAGACAAATCACTTCTCGACTCCTACTAGATTTAAATACAAATGACAACAGCAAATATGAAAAACTTTATGATAAACACTTAGATATTTGCCGTGGTGCTGTTACAGATTTATTTAATATGAATAAAAATGATACGTTAGATTATATCACCAAAGGAATTTTACGAAGTTATTCTGATGTACCAACTAAAGTAATTAAAGCAATAAATGATAATTTCGAAGAAATCACAGCAGATAATCAACTCATTTCATTTTTACCATGTGTGGAAAATATTGAATGTTACAAAAGCAAAAAATCTAAACAAAATTGGTTTATCGACTTGAAATCGAATCAAACAGTTGCTACTATGGAGATGTCTATAAGAACAAATAAATCTGGTGATGCTGGCGAGAAAAAACTTGGGCAATTTTTCAATCTTGCTGTTAAATACAACAACTTAAAAATAAGTTGACAACTCAAAAAATGTATGGTATAATTTTGTATATCATGAAAAGGAAAATAGATGCTAAGTAAATCAGAACTAATCGACCAACTTCAAACTGGAGTTTATGCAGTAACATTTACAAAAGTGAACGGTGAAAAGCGCAAACTGCACGGTACTCTAATGAGTGATATTCTTGGTGACATCACCTTATCTACAACTGAACAAATTGAATCTAGGGAAGACACTATTCCTGATGATCTTGACCGTATTTCGGTTTGGTGTCCTGACATTTCTGCTTGGAGAGCATTTAAACCGTCAAAACTCATTTCTTTTGAGCGTCTACAAACAGCGCCAGAGCAAATGGTATGATTGTAATTGATCAATATATATTAAGTGCAATTGTAACGGTTGCACTTCTTATTTCCTATCGTATAGGATATAGGGCATCTGTTGAAAAAAGAGACGATCTTAGAGTCGAAAGGATTGTTGATCATACGGTAGATAAACTTTGTAATGAAGGTTATGTTGTTTATAAGAAACACGATGATGGTGAGGTGGAATTAATCCAATTGCCAGAGTGGGTCTTAGAAAAAGAGGACTTGACTTTTATTCAAAAATAGATTATAGTAATAAAAGTAAGCACTTATAGGAAAAAACACATGGCACAATTGAAAAAACGAAAAACATTTTCTCGCAAAACCCAAACAGGTTTTGCTGCTGCGCCAACAGATAATTTTCAGCATTTCAATGACTATGTACGCATTGAAGTTGATAAGAAAGATATTGCCAGCAAAGTAAAAAATCATGTGAAGGCAGCACTCTCTAAAGAAGATGCTAAGATAGCACTACAAGCACCTGATTGGGCAATCACACAATCTTCTGGTCTTGCAGCAACTATTGCATGGGCAGAACTAAAATTAGATTTCCCTTCTTGGTGGGATGCTGAGTCAGTTCTTAAAAAACAGATTAATGAAATTTTACGCCTTGGAAAAGAAAAGTCTCTAAATAAGAAAAATTACATTGGTGTTGTTGGAGCAAGTAGTCAAAGAAAATCACCAGCAGAAATTATAAAAGAGCGCACTAGCGATTTCATTGGTGGAATTGAATTGATCATTGATGATTGGAAAAATGAACAAGAATTTTCTATCTATAACGAGATGAAGAAACTTGATGTACCATATATCACTGCCAAGGCAACCTATGATCATTATATGCCATTGAAGGGCGAATTAGAAGAACTGGTTAATAAGAAAACTGCTGATCTGGTTGAGGGATATTCCCATATGAAGGTGGGTGATCGTAAAAAACATTTGAAGTTTGTGGACAACATCCTCACAGACATTGAAAAATATATGAACGCAAAAAAAGCAACTCGCAAACCACGCAAACCTGTAGTAAAATCAGCAGACAAACAAGTAACAAAAGTCCAATATCTAAAAGATTCTGCTGAGTTCAAACTGGCGTCTATTAATCCAACATCTATGATTGGCGCGATGAGAATTTATTTATTTAATGTTAAGACCAGAGCATTAACTGAATTGATATGTGAAAAGAGTTGTGGTTTTGTTGTGAAAGGTACGACCCTTCAAGGTGTTGACCTAGAAGCATCTAGGATCACTAGATTGCGTAAACCAGAAGTCTTCCTTCCAGTAGTGCTAAAAAAGACTTCAAATCAGATAAACAAAGAATGGTCTAGTCTCACCACAAAGACAACCACCGCAAATGGCAGAATTAATAAAGATACGATAATTTTAAGGGCAATGGATAAATGATAGAAAAAAACTTTATGAACAGGGCAAAGTTCAGTAAATTAATAGAAGAACAAGTAATTGACAAAAAACTAGGTTATATTGATGCTGTTGTTGAAGTATGCGGTATTACTGAACTGGAACCAGAAGACGTAAGTAAATTCATATCACCAGTAATAAAAGAAAAGATAGAAGCGGAGGCAATGAGTCTTAACTATTTACCCAAACAGAATGAATTGATTTTTGAATGATACGCTGGTATGATTATATAGCAATATCACTTATGTCGATAGTGATGTTGCCGTGTATATTGACAATATTACCACCTTCAATTAATCTAAATGCTCTTTTGGTTTTCATAGGTTTGAACGCAGTATGGGAAATGTATTGTGACAAAAGACTAAGTGTTGAAAAAAAATGACTGATAAAAGCATATATGAATTTTTAGAAAGTCTGGAAAGACCTGACAAATACACTAATATAGATCATACAACAGCACTAATCGATGAATATGGATTCAGTAAAGAATACGCTGAGAAAATTCGAAGTGAATGGGTATTAGAAGTTTTCAAAAGAATACCTTTCACTCCCGTGGAGAGTTAAAATGAGTGACAGAGAAGTTACCGAATTTATAGCAATGTTTAAAGGAGTACTACCAGACCCAGATCACTATCCAAAATCTTTCGACTATTATTATGAACTATATAAACATATCAAGGGGAAATGAATGTTTGAACTAATTATTATGATGATGCTATTTTCGAATAACAATCAAGAGTTTTTTGACGCTAGTCAAGCAAACATTAATGATGGAAAAACTTGGCAATATGTGGGCGCACAACCTGTACCAGAAGGTCATGTTGCACTTCCATCAGTAAATCCAGACACTGGTGAAGAGACCATTATCTTCCAGAGAAAATAATCTGATAAATATGGTTGACACACACACTAAATTATGATATAATACAGTTATACTAAAAATATTACAGCAATAATTCAGCATATATGGAGAACACAATATGTCTTTCGCAAATCTAAAACGTAATCGCGGTCAAATTGATCGTCTTACTGCCGCAGCAACTGCCCAATCCAGCACAACAAAATCCTACGTCGATGACCGTATGTGGAAACCCACGGTTGATAAACAGAATAATGGTTATGCCGTTATTCGATTCTTGCCAGATGGTCAAGAAAGTTCTGAAGTACATTTCGTGCGTTATTGGGATCATGCCTTTAAAGGTCCAACTGGCAAATGGTATATTGAAAAGTCTCTAACTTCGATTGATCAACAAGACCCTGTCGGAGAATACAATTCGAAACTCTGGAATAGTGGTATTGAATCTGATAAGGAAACAGCACGGCGTCAAAAGCGGCGACTGCACCATGTTTCAAATATTCTGGTAGTTTCTGATCCTGGAAATCCAGATAATGAAGGCAAGATTTTCATGTATCAATATGGTAAGAAAATCTTCGATAAACTTATGGATGCTTGGTCACCAGAGTTTGCGGATGAAACACCGATGAATCCATTTTGTATGTGGGAAGGTGCGGATTTTAAACTCAAAATTCGTGACGTTGAGGGTTATCGTAACTATGATAAATCTGAATTCTCAGCACCACGCCAAGTGTCGGAAAGTGATGAACGCCTAGAGGAAGTATACGACAAGTGTTATGATCTTTCAGAATTTACTGATGCGTCACAATATAAGTCTTATGCTGAACTCGAAACCAAGATGCGAAATGTTCTTGGTCAGACTGCACCAGAACCAACAATGGCGCAAACTGCTTCATTGGGTGAGGAAAAGGCACCAGCATTGGATGATAACATCCCAGACTATGCGCCAGCACCTAAAGCAGAACCAGCAGGCGAAGACAATACTATGGATTACTTCGCAAGTCTAGTTAATGAAGACTAGTCTCCATACATAGGAAATGCCCAGCGTAGCGCACTATCTGCTACGCTGGACAGACTACCACCGTTCAGCATAGTAGTGTTCTGTTGAACATTTGATGATGTAGAATTATCCATAATTACTGCGCCACCAGATACTTTACCACTATTCGCTTTTGCCAATTTCTCAGCATCAAGAACTTCGGTTTCCAATCGATTAGACAGTTGATCGAGTCTCTGATCTGTTTCTATCCGCATTCGTTGTGCTTCAGATTGATCGTCCTCTGTTCTGTCTAATGACCAATTCAAAAAAGTATCTCTTAGATTATTAACGCCACCTTCAAGGTCTGTACTAAAACCAATCGCGCCAGTTGCCATATCTGCTAAACTAGCAAAACTACCAGCAACACCTGAAAGCGAACCAGTAATACCTACTCCAATACTCTCAGTAAGAGTTTCTGGTTTAAATTTATTTAATGCTTCAGTAGCACCATTGATACCATCGTATGCTGCCATGCCAATCGCTAAGACTTGTCCTGCAATTGGAATTCCTCTTGCACCAGCAAGACCAATTTTTCCAAATTTAGCAAATTTACCTACGTTGGCAGACTCTGCCAGAGATAACGCACCCCCTGATATTTTACTTCCAAATTGAACACCTTTTTTACCACCACGGTTCATATCATATAAATCGTCACCAGCACCAAACAGATTTCCAAATTTCTGGAAAATTCCTCGTTTTCCACCTCGCGCTCGATTCTTCCCTTTACCTTTACCGTCACGATCAAGGTCGAGTCCACCGCCACTTAAAAGTTTTGATGCCAATGCCTTTGTAAGCGCAACCGTTGCAACAGTATTTGCAGAGATTGCTAATGTCATTGCCCCTTGGATAACTGTCCCAATGAGATTGATACCAACACTTAACCCAGCAATTCCTAGTCTCAATAATTTCAGTGGACTCAGCAACCCACCCAAAGCAACGGTTAATGCGAGAATTTCTGCGATGCCAAATTCTTTACCAATAAATTCTTTTATAGTATCTCTCAATGGTCCAAGACCTAAATCCTGCACTACACCTTCAAAAAATATTTTTGTCTCTTCCCACATGGTTTTCATACCATCAAGTGCTGTTTGAAGAGATGGAAATGCTGTAAGCATTTGATTCACTGCTTCTTTCAAGACCCCAAAAGCACCACCTTCAGCAAAAGCACCACCGATTGATTTCAAAGCACTAGTCATTGTTTCACCAAAGAGTGGCATACCAAAAAGTTCATCTGCTTTGTTATTGATTGCATCAAGTATACTGAAACCTGGGTCTATGCCCAACTTATCCCTAAATCTTGAAACTAGAAATGCAACTGCACCACCAGCAAGAACTGTCGCTAAAATTGCTCCAGTAAAACCACCAAATCCTTGCATAATTTCGGAAACATTCGCTAGGTTTCCCAGCAGTCCACCTTCTCTATTTCCAGACCGCGAAACACCTTTTTTGGCAAGAACTCCACCAACCTTTTTTCTATCACGTTTTTCTTCAATACCAGCAAGTTTTGCTTCTGCTTGGTTTGAAAGAAATTTAGAAAACATAGAAACTAAACTAGACATACTTTTGCCTATGTTTTTAATTTCGGATATTAATTTGGGATCAGTACCTTTACCAAAAAATTTACCAAATATATTTCCAAAGAATCCAAAAAACCCTCCAAATAACTTCTTAGTTCCTTCCCATGTTGCTTTTAGACTATCTCTTACAGATGTGAACGCTCTTATAAATGGTGATGTGAGAGTGGTGGCGAGTGCTGCGAAAGGTGCTGTAATGGCATTTGCTAGGTTTAATGTTAGCATCTTAGGCATCATTACCAACGATCTTGCCATATCAGTAAGACTTTTTAGACCAGGAATTCGTATGCCACCGCCCATTTTTTGGACAGACTTTTCTAAATTGGTGAAACCTTTTTTGATTTCATCAAGTGTTGATTTATTCAACTCCATACTTCTGAGGTTAATATCAGCAATATCTCTGCTGTTTATTTCTCTTACCTCATTTATCGTTGTTCCAAATGCCATTTTTTAATCCTAGTTCTACTGTTGCGCTCTTGCTCTATCATTTTCTGCTTCAACATGCTGTATCAATAATGTAATGTATATTTCTCTTTCCCAAGGCATCATATTATCAAGTTCTGTTAACGAATATTTGTGATCTTGCATCAATTGGAAATTGGTCTTATAATGACTTAATAGGTTATCATGGGAAAGAGCAATTAAAAAAAATCATCTAATCCTTCCAACGTAAAGTTGTTTGGATGTTTACATTTCGCACAATCAAAATTTACAGTTTCAGACAACTTTGGCATAGTCTGAATCCATTCTTTTACTTTATCAAATTGTGTTGATGAAAGTGATCCGATAAAATCTTGAATTTCATCTTGACTTTCATCAGAAAGGTCAAATCTTTCGTCGGTTGTCTCCAAAACTTTCATACATTTACTAATCATTTGAAAAGTCTTTACTGTGTCGCTTGTCGTATCATCTCTATCCGCATCCATAATAGATTTAAAATTAGGATAACCCATATGTAAGGTCATATCTTCAGTTATCGAAACTTCATTGGGTATAGCGTGTTCTGAAACTTCAACTTTTGATAGATCGATGGATACTGGGTTGTCTGCCTCACATTCCTCACATTTGATTGTAACGCTAGTGTTTTCTCCTACAGATTTTGATCTGAGTTTGAGAAACATATATTCAACATCAAAAGAAGTTAATTTGTTTTCATCAATCTCATCACCATCAACACATGCCATGATAGTATCAACAATTGCATTTACGGTTGCTTTTTTGTCTTCAGATTCCATTGCCAACATTAAGATTTTTTCTTCTTTAACAAGGTATGGTCTAAATCTGATTTTTGTCCCTGTTGATGGGACAGTCAATTCATATTTTGGTTTATCATTTAGTTTTGGTAGCGCCATTATTTACTTCTCCAATTTGTGTATGTCAAGGATAGACTCATCTCAACAAGACCGTCGAGATCATTCTGTAATTCAATATTGTTCATTGATGTTGGAAATGCGCCCTCAAGCACACATGTGTATACTTTTTCTGATCTAGGATTACTTAGTCCACCTGGAACAACAAGAGGGTTATTGATGGGATATGTGGTTTCACTGTTTATATGGGCAAGTTGATGTATCACCACTTCTTTAGCATAACCACTACCATCTTCTCGATTACCGTACTTATAACCCAATTCATAAGTATCGTTATTCACCGCTAAATTCATCCAACTTTCAATATATCTTTTTATATTGTAGTCGTTAGTTACATGAAATGATAAACTAATATCATCTACCACAAATGTATTAGCAACTTTTTCTGTTACAATTCCAATTACTCTGTCTGCTGTTGAAATTGATCTTGCTGGTAATTGAACATTTTTGCAAAGTATATTTAAATCCTCACCACTTATATTCACTCCAGGAATACGTGGCAGTTCTACGTGGAAAAGGTTTGATTTTGCAATTCCTTTTCTGATGGTACTTTTGAACTTTTCTATAGTTTGTACTGGGATCGTTTGCATTAGATCATACCTCTTGATATTTTATGCACTTTTGCTTGAGACATTTTTTGAAAATCAGCAGTCGGTAAAAAGGCAGCAATCTCCCATTCTGGCGCTGGAACCAAAGCAAATCGACTTCTTACATGATTTGCCAAGTAATGTTTATAGCAAGGTCTAAAGTATTTAAATTGTGCAGCACCTTGAAGTAGTTCATAAGACATTTTAAATTTAGTAGAATCGTTATATTTCTTATTATTTGTAATTTCTAACAAACTATCAAGAAATTTTGCACGTAAGGTCATAGGCAGATAGTGTAAATTTAATCCTGCAAAACCGCCTTTTGCTTTCCCAACTATGATTGTAAGAGGAAAACTATCATAGTATGGTAGTGTACTCTTGCCTTTTGGGTCATAGAAATACATGAACATCTTGCCAACTGCTGACCTATTTTGAAGTTTGAGTGACTCATCTTGCATGAGTTGATTTCTATTTAATTTACCCATTTTAGATGCTTTATCTCTAAACCAAGAAATTGATTCCTTAGTCCTAGGGGTAATACCCGCCCTAAATGCTTGTACTTCTAGATTTTGAAACAGATTAGACATGTGTATTCCCAAAGTTATTCAATGTTATTTATATGAAATTATAGACGTTTTAATTTTTTCAACTTTGGTAATGGTTTAAGTTGCTTGGGCATGATGCCCATTTTAGTCAATGTTTTTTCAGTCCAAATTTCGAACTTCCAACCTCTATCTTTAGCATATTGATCTGCTGCTTGCCATTTATTCATATTTTTAATATATGTCATACCCTCATTGATATAACGCTTAGTTTGTCGAGTTGGAATCTTAGGTGGTCTGGTTTGGGAATCTGGTTTTATTTCTATGAGATAAGTTTTATCATTCATCTTTATCTTTAAGTCCATAAAATACCTGTGATATTTTTTATCGACTTCATAGTAGTATGGAACTACCACTTCTTCAGATGACCATTCGGTAATCTGGGATTGACTGTCGCACCATTGAAAAGCATATCTTTCCCACCCAGAACGATATATTACGTTATCTGGGTCGCCTTTATACTTTTTACGGTTTTTTATTTTGTATTTGCCTTTATGTGTTCTCATTTTTCTCATATAAATAATGGTGTATCGAATGTATTTATGGAAAAAATAACATGCCAGGAACTAAACTAGAATTCCCACAGAACCATGCTGATCGTTATAAAGCAAGAATAAGATTTGAAACTCTGATAGTCGATCCTATTTCGGTAGGAAGTATCATGAATGCTCATGCTTCAAATTCCACTGATCCTGCAAATTATGGGGCAGTTGCACCAGAAGGATTTACAAAATTCTTAGACTTAGGTGGTTCTTTTTCTAATAAGATACAGTTCAATGATACAGAACTTTTAAGAAACCAAGTGAAACGAAGGTCTGGCGAAACTTGCCATCTCTATATGCCACCTTCAATACAAATACAAGACGGTGTTTCATATGAAAATGTGGAATTTGGGTCATTCGCAAGTGGTCTAAATCAGATATTAAATAGTGGATCAAATGCAACTGAGGCAGCACTCAAAGCAGTTACAGAATCCAGTATTTTTACAGATGCCGCAAAGATCGTAAGCAGCGAATTTCAAAGTCAAGACTTGGCGAGAGTGGGAATTTCAAAACTTGTAAACACATTTTCTCCAGCAGGAGTTTCTGGTGCTGTTCGATCATCTTTACAAACAACCCCCAATCCTAATATGAGAGCAATATTTAAAGCAGTTAATTTACGAGAATTTTCTTGGGCATTTAAACTTATTCCAAACTCACAAGAAGAATCAGATGAAATTAGACTCATAATTAATTGGTTTAGAAAAAATTTGTATCCAGAAGGAATAGTAAGAGGCAATATTACTGTTGGTTACAAATTTCCACCTTTGTTTAGGATTCATTTGCTTTATGATTCAAAGGAGATGGATGTTAAAAACGAGGCATTTAAATTCAAAGATATGCATATGAAATCGTTTAATGCTACATATAACTCCGCATCTGCTGGTTTTCATCCTGGTGGTGAATTTTCTGAAGTTGATATTAGCATATCATTTGTTGAAAGTGAAACATTCACCAGACAAGATATTGATGGTGATAATCAAAACGAGTTTTCTAACTTGTCCACACACTCTAACAGAGGGGCAAGATAATGCCATTTTTTAATAGATTTCCAGTAGAATTTTATAACTTTGGAAACGAAGTAGAGGCATCTGTGATTCAAAACATATCTTCATATGTTGATATTATTGATGAGTTGAAAAACAATGTTTCTATATATGAAAAGTACGAAATTCTTGAGGGCGAAAGACCAGATATTCTATCTCAGAAATTATATGGATCGACAAAATACTATTGGACATTTTATCTAATGAATGATAAGATTCGTAAAAATGGATTTCCAATAAGATCAAATGATCTAGTAACATGGGTAAAGAAAATACATCCAAACACCAACTTGGTTACAAGAGATTACTTTTTCACTAAAATGAAAATAGGTGATAGTATTACTGGAGTAACTTCTACCACTACCGCTGAAGTTATTGATAGAGATGTGAATTTAGGTCACATTGTTGTAAAGGGCGATAAATCTTTTACTGACGGTGAAACTATCCAAAAGACTGGAGATTCTACCCAATCGATAACATTACATTCACACTCGAAAGAACACCTCGCCGCACGATATTTTACTAATGCAGCAAGTGAGCAGGTGGACATTGATCCGACAGTTGGTGGTGGATCGAATATTGAAGTTACGAATCTTAGTTATTATCAAAAACTCAATGATGGAAACAGAGTGATTAGGATTATAAAACCAAGTTCAATTTTACAAATATACGACAACTATAAATCACAATTGGCGGCGGTCTAACTCATGGTAATGGAAATCGACCTAGAAGATCAATCACCATATAATTATTTTTTGAAAAATCTGGAAGTATCTGGTGAAAGAATTTCTGGTTCGATTAATTTGAGTGCAGTTTCTATTGAAATCAAAATATTTGAAAACTTAAATAATCCATTTTTATCTGGCGAAATTGCCATATTAGATAATGATGATCTTAATAATAGAATAGGGTTCTCTGGCACAGAAAAATTATTAATAGAGATTGAAACTACATTTGCAAATATAAAAAAGAACTTTGTCATTACTGAGGTCATTAATACTTTAAGTACAAATGGTAAAGATAAGGTAATCGTATTAAAAATATTAGAGGATGTTTCGTTTCTATCTAAGTTGCTACGGGTTTCTAAATCATACAGCGGTTCGCCAGAGATAATAATAAAAAATATTTTGAAAGACTATCTTAATAGAGATATGCTTAATATGTCATCCCAACAACACAATGACGGTGTGATGAAAGTTGTTATCCCAAATTTAACACCTTTAAATGCTTGTGGGTGGATACAAAGACGCGCTGTTACTAAAAATGGAATGCCGTTTTATCTTTTTTCGACACTTGCAGATGATAAGATAAGATATATTGATTTGGAATCTATTCTAACATCAACACCATTAAATGCAAGTGAATCTGCATATTTTTATAACCAAGGGATTGCTAATAACGATTTAGATGTGAATGCTCAATCATATGCGATTAGCGATGTTTCGCAAACTAATGCAGAAAATACCATAATGTTATGCCAACTTGGATTTATGTCTAGTACATATACACATATTGATACAGTAAAGGGTGATATACTGGAGCAAAAGCATGTTTTGGCAGACGTTTTTAAAGATTTAAAAGACAATGTTCTTAGATCAGGACAAACAGAAGCAGTGATTGATACTTCAAATACATTTAATAATAAAACAATTCAAGAGTATGATACGAGGCAGATTACTAGAATTACACCCACAAATTCATATCAAAACGAATATAAAAACTATAGTGAATCGAAAGATATTTCTTCACATATGTTAAAAGCAAAAGCAATATCTTTGAAAGGCGTATTAAGTAAATCTCCTATAGAAATCGCAGTTCCTGGAAGAAATTTTTGCCAAACTAATAAAAATGTCAGCATTGGGAATACTATTGATCTAGACTTTTCAAATATGTTAGCAGCAGAAACATTATATGATCCAAAAAGGTCTGGTAGTTATATTATCCATGCTGTTCGTCATGTTTTCTCTGGTGCAAAATATAAAGCAACTGTTGGATGTAGTCGTTTGTCTCAAAGAACACCCGAAAAAGGATAATTATTATGCAACCACAAGACTTTTATGGTGATACTATGCGATGGTTCGTTGGCATAGTTGAAGATAATTTAGACCCATTGAAACTTGGCAGAGTCCGGGTAAGAATACAAGGTCTCCATAGTCAAAATTTGAAAGATATTCCTTTAAACGATCTACCATGGGCGCAAGTTATGGTTCCAACAACAGAAGGTGGTATTTCTGGAATAGGAAAAATGCCAAGACTTCAACCAGGTGCCATGGTCGTAGGATTTTTTACTGATGGTACTAATTCCCAAAATCCACTTATTATAGGATCAATTCCTACTATGGAATCTGCTTGGCCGATGGGTACTACACATGGTTATGATGATGGACACATAGACAATTATAAACCAAAAGACTATTATAATGGAGAAGTTAAAAAATTAAATTTGCCAGGTGGTAGTAATCCAGAAAGATCATATCACTATTTTTTAAGTCAAGGATTTACACCAGAGCAATCATCTGGAATAGTCGGTAATTTTATGGTCGAATCTACGCCGCAAATGAGTACCAAAGCGAGAAATGCTGGTGATGGTAGAGATGGTACTGATAGTATAGGTATTGCACAATGGAACTCTGGTAGAGCAAAGGCATTACATTCTTTTGCTGAGACTAACGGAATAGTTTGGGATGACTTAGATACTCAATTACAATTTGTTATGGTAGAGTTGGGTGGAAGTCACAACCACGTTTATACTCAAATGAAAAATGCTAAAACTATAAAAGATGCT